GCAAAGACGCTTAATACTTTAAAAGAAACGGTATAGTATGACGATTAGTAAAAAGACAGCAAAGAAAAAGGCAGATATTTTAGCTGCCTATCAGAATATATTTAGATCTCCCGATGGGGAATTAGTATTAAAGGATTTAATGGAGCAGCATTGGTTTTTAAATAGTACATATAAAGAAAATGAAAACTTGATGCTTCTTCGTGAGGGTGAGAGAAATTGCATACTTAGGATTTTAAGTATTTTAAAAATGGATATTAATTCTATATACGAAAGGATTGACCGTGATAGTGAAGTTATGGACTAATATATTACAGGACGATAATAACTCAGGAGACATGAGTGGAGGAGGGGGCACTGGATCAGGATCAGGATCAGGTAGTCTACTTACTTCATTTAATGCAGGGAGCGGATCTAAAGGTTCCGAAGGGGGGACAAATCCTCCAAATAGTACAACTGGAGAGAACAAGTCCCAGGGAACTTCTAATACAGATACGCCTCCCACGTCGAATGGAGTTAAAGATTGGAGAATGGGGTTGCCTACTGACCTACAGGAGGATGTCACTCTCAGAAAATTCTCTGACGTTCCTTCCTTGGCCGCAGCCTACATCAACGCTCAGAAATTAATTGGTGCAGATAAAATTGCAATCCCTGGAAAACACGCATCTGAGGATGATTGGATGGGTGTATATAAAAAATTAGGTCTCCCTGAAAAGATAGATGATTATAAGATAGATATTCCTGAGAGCGCTACTATTGACGAGAACTTTGTAAAACAGTTTAAAGAGAACTCATATAAGTTTGGTATTCTCCCTGGACAAGCACAGAAACTTGCGGAGTGGTTTACTTCAGTTAATTCAGAAGCAGAAAATAAATGGATGACTGAGTTAAAAACAAAACAAGAACAAGAGTTTAATAATTTAAAAAACGAGTGGGGTAAGAAATTTGATTCTAATCTTTCTCGTGCACAACTTGCAGTAAAAGAATTTGCAGATGCAGATACAATTAAATATCTGGAAGATACAGGAATTGGTAATGATCCTAAGATAGTGCGTCTTCTTGCTAAGATGGGAAATAAATTATTTGGAGAGGCTGCTATTCATGGTGGAGATGCTTCTGGTGCAACTATGGTAACTAAGGAAGAAGCTAAGAAGACAATTGACTCTATCATGGCAAGTCCAAGTCATCCATATTTTGTAAAAGATCATCCTGGACATAAACAGGCAGTACGAGAAGTGCAAGATTTATTTGCTAAAATGTATGCAGAATAGTTGACATAGCCAGATATTTAGGTAGCATTGAGAGTAAGGATAATCTGAGTAATCAGACCCTCTCAGTGCTATTGCAGGCTATTGATGCAAAAAATATAGGACCCTCTTTTAGGGGATAATCCAAGATAATTAATTTTGAATATCCATATAAACTAAAGGAGGCTACAAAATGAGTCAGCAGATTACTGCTGCGTTTGTAAATCAATTCGGTGCAAACGTTCAGCATTTATCACAACAACAAGGTTCTAAATTGCAGAATGCTGTAAGAAAAGAATCTCAAAAAGGCAAAAAACAATTCTTCGATCAAATTGGGACTGTATCAGCTGTTTTAAGAACAGGTAGACATGCGGCTACTCCTCAATTGGATACTCCCCATGCGCGCAGAATGGTTACATTAAACGACTACGAATGGGCAGATCTTGTAGACGATCAAGATAAAATTCGTATGTTGATTGATCCTACATCTGAGTACGCACTTGCTGCTTCATGGGCATTTGGTCGTTCTAAAGATGATGAGATCATCACAGCATCTATTGCTACGGCGTACACTGGAGAAGATGGGACTACTGCTACATCTCACCCAAACAGCCAGAAATACGCTGCAAACACTGGTTCTGCGTTTGCTAACTTGAACATGAGGACTCTTCGTGCAGTTAAGAGAATGCTTGACGTGCAAGATGTTCAAGGAAACTTAAAAAGATATTTTGCAGTTTCTCCTTCTCAGATTGAAGCATTACTTGGAACTACTGAAGTTTCTAGTTCTGACTACAACACTGTAAAAGCGTTGGTTCAAGGTGATATAAACACTTTCATGGGTTTTGAATTCATTTGGTTAAATCGCTTGAATACAACTGCTTCTCGTGGAACTTTAGATGCATCTACTTCTACTGGTGCTGTAGGTTCTGGTTCTACAGTTGTTGGAGCTTCTTACAGATCTTGCTTTGCATGGGCACAAGATGGTCTTTTACTTTCTGTAGGTGAAGATTATATGGCTCGTATCTCTGAAAGAGATGACAAAGGTTATGCAAAACAAGTGTACGGTAGAATGTCAATAGGCTCTACTCGTATGGAAGAAGTTAAAGTTGTTGAAGTTATTTGTTACGAAGGTTTATAGGGAGGAATAAACGATGGCTACATATTATGGTAATCAATACCAGGACGCATTTGTTGACGTGCCGTCGGATAAAATCCGACCCGGAGACGTTTCTGGTCAAGTAAAAACGATGTACTGTGACTTTACAGTACCTGGATCTGCGCCTTCAAATAATGACATTTGGTACCTAGGTAAAATCCCAAAGGGTGCTAGAGTTCTTGATATTGTTATTTCATTTCCGGATTTGGGTACTGCTGGAGCAGTTCATGTGGGATATTTACAGGATTCTGCTGCTGTTGAAACTACAGATAACGATGCTTTTTTAGCATCTGTGAATGTGAATGCTGCTGCGGATACTGTTGCTATGACTGATCAAGCAAACATGGTGGGTCTTGGTAAATTATTTTCTGCTGAGTGCACGTTAACTCTTACAGCTGCAACTGCATGGACTGTAACAAGTGGAACTGTAAAAGTATTAATGTACTATAGAACTGTCTAAGGTACATAAAGAAGGAGTAAAGTATGGCTACATTTTATGGTAACCAATATACCGATGCCTTTATTGACGTACCTTCGGATAAAATCCGACCTGGAGATGTTTCAGGAGAGCTAAAAGTAATGTACTGTGATTTCACAGTACCTTCTGTAGCTCCGTCAAATGGAAGCACTTGGTATTTAGGAAAGATCCCGAAGGGTGCACGCATTGTTGATATTGTCGTGTCATTTCCTTCTTTAGGGACTGTAGGCGCTGTCGATGTTGGATTCTTGCAGGATTCTGCAGGTGTTGAAACGACAGATGTAGACGCTTTTTTAGCATCTGTGAATGTGAATGCTGCTGCGGATACTGTTGCTATGTCTGAACAAGTAAATATTGTTGGCATGGGAAAGTTATTTTCTGCTGAATGTACGCTAACACTTACGGCTACTACAGCGTGGGATGGTACTACAGGAACAGTTAAAGTATTAATGTACTATAGAACTGTATAAACTTGGGTAGGGCCCCGAAAGGGGCCTTTCTATTTTGGGGGTTTAGATGGGAGCTGTAAGTCTTGCAGCTATATGCAATCGGGCTTTGACTCTTATCGGAGCCAATAGAATTGATAGTATTGATGATGACTCTATTGAAGCTAAACTTTGTAAACAATTTGTAGATGATATTAGGAAAGATCTTTTACGAGCGCACCCCTGGAAATTTGCATTAAAGAGAGCATCACTTGTAGAAAGCGCTACCTCTCCAGAATGGGGCTGGGATAATCAATTTCCACTTCCTGTTGATTGTCTTCGTGTAGTTGAGATGTACGGGCAAGAACAAGACAATTGGACAGAAGAAGGAAGATTTCTACTCACAGACTCTAATGAAGCTAAAATAAAATATATAGCAGATATTGACGAAGTAGGATTATTTGATTCATCTTTTACTACGGTATACGCTGTAGATATAGCTATCAACTTATCTTATGCAATAACTACTAGTAAAGATCTTAGGGATGGATTATTAAAACTAAGAGAACTAAAAATAAAAGAAGCGCGTACCTACTCTGCACAGTCTGCTGTAGGAGATAGAGTATATGCTGATGATTGGTTAAATTCGAGGGCATAAGATGAAGTTTAATCAATTAATCAATAATTTTTCTATGGGCGAGTGGTCTGAGCGAATGCTTGCCATGGTAAACACTGATGCCTATCAAAAAGCCTGTAAGTCTATTCAGAATATGATCATACAAAAAGAAGGTGGGGCTTTTCAAAGAGCAGGACTTAAGTATATTAATCCTGATGTTGGGTCTGCAGGGCATCAGGCTGTATTAGATTCTGTTGGATATAATATTAATATGTTTCCTATAATGGGGACAAGTAATATAGGGGCACTTAGGTCATATATTCTTGTTACTACATCAAATGCACCTGGAACTGATTGGTTTTTTTATGACGTAATATCAGGATTTTCTACCAGTGTGGTAGGAGCAAATGTTTCATCCTTTGCATCAGTAAGTATGAGCTTAAATGGAGCATCTTATGCATATGCAGGTAATGTTTTATTTATATGTACCAATGGGTATATACCGATAATAGTAACTATTGTTGCAGGTGTGGCTTATATAGATGATCTTTTTTCAGTAGCACTAAAACCTAGTATTGCACCTGGACTTATTACCCCACAGGTTGTTCCTTACTATGATCCTAATGTGTTAGGTTATGGGACACCTCAGACAATTACATCGAGTGCAACAGTGGGTGTTGTGACATTGACCGCATCTACAGCGTATTTTGTTACTTCAATGCAGAATACTACTATTATAAAACTAACAGCAGGTGGAGCAACAGGCTTTGCTATTATAACAGCTGTAGGAGGAGCAGGGGTACCTCAGGTAAACTGTACCGCTACGGTATTATATGCTACATTTCCAGTGCCTATAGTGGCTTGTGGAGTTACAGCAGGAACAGCATGGGAAATTTCTGCTTGGAATGGATATTTTGGATGGCCTACAAGAGTTGCTTCCTTTGAGCAAAGAATTTTTTGGGGAGGTAAACCTATAAGTGTATCATATCCTGGTAATAGGGACCATAATATGGTGTGGGCATCAAGATCAGGAGATCCATTTGATATGATGGAACTTCCTGTAGTACAAGACCCATCTTTTACAGCTTATGCAAGTGACAATTCTAGACCTTTTTCTTTTGCTCCTACAGCTGGTTCTGGTCCTCTGTTAATGCTAACATCCACAAAGGTTTTAGTTCTAGGATATGGCGATAAAGAAATGGTTGTTAGGGGAACAAGAGGTGCTTTAGGGCCATTAGATATTAGTATTGAAAGTAATACTAGTTTTGGTTCTACTGGAATTCGTCCTGTATCTTTAGATAACAATACTTTTTATGGTGGATCTGGTTTTAAGACTGTAAGACAATTAATTTTTAGTTATGAAAACGAACAGTATAAAACAATGGATGTTGGTTTTCCTGTGGATCTTACAGATAGAGATACATACACTATATGGCAAATTGAAAGAGTTATTTTATCTGGGACATCGTATCTTGTAGTTATTTCCATGAATGCTGCAAGAACAGCTTCAGTTGTATTTTTAGGAGCTATTGATGAGCAGAATAATATAGGTGCATGGACTAGGTTAATCCCTGGAAATAATGGTATTATCTATAAAATGGTAACAACATTATCTAACATTGGATCGATTAGAAAAATACTTTTCTTAGTTAAGCGTACAGTTAATGCAGGAACTAAGTATTTCATTGAAGAACTTACAGATATATTCCATAAAAGCAGCTATTCTCCCACTGATATGTTTTACTATCTTGATTGCTATATAGAAATATCTCCAGGGGGAAGTAGTACTATAACAGTTACACATCTACCAAATGAGACCGTACATATTATGGCAGATGGTGATTATATAGGGACTAAAACTTCAGATGGATCTGGGAATATTTCATTAGGAGCTGTTTATACAAGAGTTGTTGTAGGATATGCGTATACCGCTAAGATTATACCTGCTCCTTCACGAATGATTACGCAGTTTGGAAATAGCACTGGCAAAGTAGAAAAAATAGATTCTTTATACACTAAATTTTATAATACAATAAACGCAAAATACGGAGATCCTGAAAGAGGAGAATATTATCCTATTGTATTCAGAGAAAGCTCAGTAGTAGCCTCTACACTTACACCTCTTTTTACAGGATCAAAGAGATTACAATTTCCTCCAGGGCATTCAAGAGAAAAACAAATAGAGTTTAAAAATGATCTTCCTACTCCTATGAATATTCTATCAATATCTGCGGAAGGGGTTGTGTATGATTAAAGCAACACCGTCTACAATATCAGATATTGAGGAAGCAATTAAGTTAAGTAGGGATGAGGTTTATTGCTCTGAACAACTTGATCCCACTGAAATATCGAAGCATCCTTGGTGTATATCTTTAAAAGATACTGATGGTAATTTAGGAGCAATACTAGGGCTTGATATAATAAGACCCGGCGTTGCTGAAGGCTGGGCAGTAACTACAACTTATTTAGTTATACATCCTGTAGCATACACAAGAAAAATAATTTATATTATAAATGAAGTTTTTCCCAATTTTAATCTGCATAGATTACATATTTTTGTTAAGTGTGATTCTTTTTTGGTAGAATGGGCAAAGACTTTAGGCTTTACATTAGAGGGAAAACTTGTGGCTTACGGAAAAGATAGATCTGATTATTACATAATGGGGAGGGTTAGATAATGGCATTACCAGCGGTATTAATTGCTATTGGAGCTGTGATGTCTGCTGCTTCTCAGTACTCAGCAAATTCAGAACAAGCAAAGTCAGAGTTAACAAACGCTGAATTTTATGATCAACAGGCGCAATTTTCCAGAGATGCTATGAGTAGAGAAGCAATGTTATCTAGGAAAAAATTCTCTGCAACTATTGGTGAGCAAAAAGGGGCTTATGCAAAGTCAGGAGTTAATTTAAGTAAGGGATCTTCCGTTGGAGTCATTGCAAACACATTTGCAGCTCAGATGGATGAATTAGATGCTATTATTAAAAAGGGAGAGCTTGATTATAAACTTGCATCAGGTAGAGCAAAACAGGCTCGTGATAAAGCAGAACTTTTTGCTTCCCCATTATATAATTTTATGTCTATTGGAGGATCACTTTTAACGTCATATGGAGCATCTGCAATGGCAGGAAGTTCAAGTAAATCTGCGGGAGGGACTGCCTAATGGCTATTATACCTAGAGTTGATGAAAGCCAGATATTAAATGCAGGATCTCCTGTTCCTTTAGAGCCAGGACGATCTGCTGGTGAATTAATGGGTTCTGCTGTTTCGTCATTTGGAGCAACAGTGGGAAATCTATTAATACAAAAAGGAATGCAGCTTGATCAGATAAATAAGGCCGCAAAAAAAGAACGTGCTAAAGTAGATGCTGAGTCTTCAATGACCGACTTTGAACTTGGTGTTACTGCCATGTCTGAGAATTTAAAAAGAAGTGAGGACTATGGGAATGTCCCAAGTGAACAGGTACTTGATAGGTATAAACAAGAGTCTAAAAAGTTACTGGAAAATATAAGTAAAAAACTTCCCGTAGGAAGTGAAGAAAAAATGCTGTTTGAGGCTGATGCAAATAGGACGATTCAGCGCACAGCTGTTTCTTTTTATGCTAAAGCGATTAAAGACTATAATGATGCTACTGATGCTAGGATGAATTCTTTTATATCATCTAAAGGCGCACAAGTGTCTACTGATACATCAAGGCAGTCTTTAGATGATGCTATTTTAACTATTGATAATAAGATAGATACTGATAAATTTTATTCTAATACAGAGAAAATTCAGAAAAAAGCAGATGCTAGAAAAGAGTTAATATCCTCATATATTGATGGGCATATACAAAAAATTATAACCACGGATAATGCTTCAACTAGAAATGCCCTTGGTGAAAAAGCACTTAGTATTTTTAATGAGACATCTCCTGAACTATTTGGATCATTAAATGAGAAAGAAAAAGCATCTCTTATTAAACGGGTAGATGATAGTTTATGGCAAACTTCAAATAGAGAGTATCAAAAAATACAGCAGCAAGAAACTATGGATAATAGGGCGACAAAAGAATCTCAGGTAAAGAATTTCAGGGATTTATATAACATAGCTATTAATAAAGTTACAAGTGCCGAACATCTAGCTGTGTTTATGAAAGATGCTCGTAATAGAGCAGATATGGGGGTACTAGACCCTGAAAAAGTTAAAGTATTAGAAAAGGCCGCTATTGAAGCGCAGGGAAGATCATTAGTCTCATCAGGATTATCTTCAACAGATGTAAATATAGAGCAAATAAATAGAGATAATGAGTATAAGAATACTATGTATAGAAAAGCATTTGAAGTAGATAGTCCCCTGGGATTAGTATCTGATCCCTATTCAGATATGTCTAAAAAAGGTCTTTCTGCATCGTCTGTAGTTGAGATGCAAAATAATTTTGAGAAACTTTCATCAGCGTTTTCAAAAGATCCTATGCTCAAAAACAAAGTACAGTCTTCAGTGAATGAGATTGAGAAGCTTAAAAATAATCCTGATTTAAAAAGACTTCCTAGAGAAGATTTAGGTAAAGTTCTTAGAGCTATCGATGGAGCTAAGAATAAAATTTATAGTACGGTGGTCGATAATCCTTCAGTAGATATTAAAGGAATTTATGACCATGTTATTAGTAGTAGCATAAAACCCGTTATTGACTCTGTACTTCCTTCTACTCAAAATTTAAGTAAAGACGATATAAAATTAAAAATAAAAACATTAGGCGATGAATATTTCAGTAAGAAAAATGCAGGAGTTCTTACAAAAAAAGTGGAAGATGACTACAAGATTAAAATAAATAATCTAAAAATACAGTTGAAGGGTGGTGAATAATGCCTCCATTTAGAGATATAGCTTCAGAGATAAATAAAGACCCTTTAAGTAACGTTGGAGTTGAGGACTTATTACAAGAAGCAGGGTATGAAGTTCCTACAAAAAAACCAAATCCTCTTGATATTAAAGATACTCCCGATGAGTTAATGGCAAAGGCAGCGACACCAGAAGATAAAACTTGGTTAGAAAAAATATTTAAAAATGCGGCTCCTAATTTTGCATCTGGAGTAGCTCCCGCTGGAACTACGGCATCTCTTGGAGCAGGGCTTGATACACCTAAAGGTACGGCTACTCCTCAAGCAGTTAAGGGTGTTACCCAAGGAGTTACTGGGGTTGCTCAAACTGCAGCGCAATTAGCGTATGACGTAGCAGACTCGTTTGATAATGCTGCTAATTACTATGGTATTACTCAGGATGAAATGCTTCAACCATACAAGATTGATTGGAAATCTAAACTTCAATCTCCTGATGATAATCCTGGAACAAAATTAATTGCAGGGCTTACTGAATATTTAGCGCCTGGAGCAGCAGCAGCTAAAATGCTTAAATTAGGTAGTCTTGGTATGGCAGCTACGAACGTTGCTATTGATACTTTTGCAATGGACCCGAATCAAGAAAGATTATCCAATTTAATTACAAATACTGCTCCTGAATTAAGAGATTATGCTGTATTAGGAAATGCGTTAAAATACTTAGAGCATACCGATGGTGAGGGCAATTGGGAAGGAAGAATTAAAAATGGCATTGAAAGTCTTCTAGTAAACTCTCTTTTTTTAGGTGCTCCAAAAGCTATGGAGATTGGTGGAAAAGCATTTACTGGAGCAAAGACAGGAGCTTCTAAATTAGCAGAGTCTTTTATGTCTCAGATAAAAGCTAATACTACTATAAAGACAGTAGAGACAGCTGTTTCTGCTACTTTCGCTCCTCCAGCAGCAATA